TCCCTGGCAGCGGCTCAGGTTGGCCATTGTTGGGCTTGCCGGGGTAGCGCACATCAAGGCGCAGCCGGTTGCCGTAGTTGAGTTTTACGTCACCCATCAGGCGGCCCGTTGAGACGGCAATCGCCGGTAATCGTCTACGTTCAGCCGCAACGCCCCGGCGCTGGCTTTTTCTAGCACGGCGGCGGTTCCCAACGGGACGCGCTCGCCCCACTGAGAGACGGCGGCCTTTGAGATCCCGGCGGCGGTGGCAACAGCGGTTGCGCTGCCGAAATGGTTAATTGCGTCCTGAGTTTTCATATTTGCGCAGTAAATGATACTTAACGGCTAATGTCAAGCATACCCGACTGCCCGTTTGCAGCCCCGATGGCCCCTCAAAAAAATTTCTTTTTTGTTGGTGGAGCATGTTGACATCTTTGGTTAAGTTCTATTAACTATACCTCAACCCGCCGCCCTCATCCGGGCTGGCCTTGAAAGACCCCTAGTCTGGGGGCAGGGCTACCGGGCCAAATCCTCCTTTGTGGACTTGCCCGGTTAACGCCGGGCCTTTTTAGGGGCTGAAAATGAACTTTGTAGCGAGTTCGACCCGGATCGGGACCGGAACTCTGAGGGACCATTCACGCACCGCAAACGTGCGTGAAAAAACCAACTGGCATATCACGGTCGGGCTGCCTCTTGGCGGCAATAACGATTGTCGCCACTGCCGGCATTTTCAGATTCAGGGCAGTGCCGCATCGCTATTTTCGAGCCGGACGGTGGTCTGCCTGCTCACATCGGCCCCGACTAAAAAACGGGCAACGTGCTGCATGTTTCAGCCTGGCAGCACCCGACTGTATGAGGAATCCGCGCAATGAACAACACCGTCACCCGCCGGCAGGTCATGGACCGGGCCGGTAACCGCATTGAGCCGTCGCCAATGGCGACTTACTGCGAACCCTCGCAGCGGGCCATCATCCGCGCCCGTAGTGCTCAGGACGGCCAGCGGATTGAACGCACTCGCCACGAGGCGATGGCGCTGCTGCGGCAACTGGAGCCGGAGGAATGGCTGCCGCAGCGCGATAAAGAGCCGGAACTTCCGGCGCTGGACCCGGTGCTGAATGCCGAATTCATCGCCGGACTGATTACTGGCCTGGCGTTTTCTGCGGTTGTCGCAGGCGCTCTGCTGCTAGGGGATCGGCTATGAGACTAACAGAGGAGCTGGCAGATAGGGTCAGCAAATTAGAGAGAGAACATGATCATAACGCAATCAACGCGGAGATTGCCGAGTTGGCCCGCCAAAGTCGCGATAGCGAAAATAAAGCGATCTATCTGGAGGGCCAAGTTCGCGAATTGCTCGCCTGGAAGGAGGCGGAGACAATGCGGCAAAAACGAGAGGCTATCGAAGCGCAGCGCGCTCGAATTCTTCGGGCGCTGCCTGAGGGGGATGCGGCATGACCGACTTCATCTATGGCCTGCATCCCGCAGACACCTTATCCAACGCCGCCTATCACGCCCTGGACGCGGTCGGAAAATCCGATCTGGACAAAATCGCCCGCTCGCCGCTGCATTGGAAACACGCCGAACGGGAAGAAACCGCCGCAATGCGCATCGGGTCCGCCGTGCATTGCGCGGTCCTGGAGCCGGCGCGGTTCGCTGTGGATTACGCGGTCGCTCCAGAAGGCGACAAGCGCACCAAGGCCGGCAAAGAAGCCTTCGCTGAGTTTGAAGCGGCGAATGTCGGCAAGGTCGTATTGAGCCTTGATGACGCGCAACTGTGTACCCGCATCGCTCAGTCCGTTCAGTCTCATCCAGGCGCTGCCGCGCTGCTCCAATCCGGCCAGCCGGAAGCCTCGTTGCTGTGGAGCGACAGCGAATTCAACGTCCGATGCCGCGCTCGCGTTGACTGGCTGACCCCGGACGGGCTGCTGATCGATCTGAAAACCACCCAAGACGCCAGCTCATCAGCTTTCGCCAAGAGCTGCGCTCATTTTCGCTACCACGTCCAGGCCGCTTGGTATCTGGACGCCTATCAGGCCGCCACCGGCGACCCGCCCGGCGGCTTCATCTTCATCGCCGTGGAAAAGACGCCACCCTATGCCGTGGCGCTGTACGAACTGGACGCAGAGGCGGTTGACTTGGGGCGGTTTCTGGCGCGGCGCGATCTGGCTCGCTACGCCAATGCCCGCGAGTTTGATCTATGGCCCGGCTATAGCGAGGCCATTCAACCGCTGTCCCTGCCCAAATGGGCGCTGAATGCCGAGATTGAGGAGTAAGCCATGACCACCGCCGTCGCCACACTGTCCCAAGCCCACTCCTTCCCGGCCCTGCTCAAGCAGCACCAGGCGGAGATTGCCCGCGCTCTGCCGCGCCATTTGAATCCGGATCGGATGACCCGGATCGCTCTGACCGAGTTTCGCAAGAACCCCAAACTGGCCGAATGCAACCCCTTGTCCGTGTTTGCCGCCGTGATCATGGCTTCGCAACTGGGTCTTGAACCCGGCCTGATGGGCCAGTGCTACCTGATTCCCTACAAGTCGGAATGCCAGTTGATTCCAGGCTATCAGGGACTGCTGGATTTGGTGCGCCGCTCCGGCAAGGTCAAGCGGATTGAAGCGCAGGTCGTGTACGAGAAGGACCGCTTCACCTACCGGACGGGTCTGTTTGTCACCCTGGAACATGAGCCGCTGTTGGATGGTGAGCGAGGCGAACCGCGTCTGGCCTATGCGGTGGCTGAGTTTGCCGATGGAGGGCACCACGTCGAGATCATGTCCCGCGCCCAGATTGAAGCGATTCGGGATCGGGGCAGCAACAGTCAGAGCGCCAAGAAGTACGGCAAGAAAACCCCGTGGGATACCGACACCGACGAAATGTGGCGCAAAGGGCTAGCGCTGGATACCCCGATCCCCACTCCAAGCGGGTGGATCACTATGGGAGAAATTTCAGTGGGCGATGTGGTTTTCGACCACCTGGGAAAGCCAACGCCAGTCACTGATGTTTCTGAAATAAAGAATATCCCCTGCTTTAGGGTGACCTTCAGTAATGGGGATTTTGTGGTTTGTGATGACGAACATCGCTGGTTGGCTCGCGCCGGAGGAGCTAACGCCTGCAAAGATCAATATCGGGTTTACACGGTCAACGAGCTTTTTGCAGCAAAGAATCAAGGGCTTGCCGTAACCATTCCGGTTCAAGGTGCGCTGGATTTGCCGGATGCCGACCTGCCTATCAATCCCTACCTGCTTGGGTACTGGCTGGGTGATGGCACGGCCAGGAGGCCCCAAATCACCTGCAACACTGATGATCTTCAGCATGTGGAGGATGCAATCTCCGAAGCCTATACGCTGGGGACCGTAAGAAAAGACGAACGGGCTGACGCTTGGTGTGTGGGCATCAAAGGGATGCTTGAAGACCTGCGATCCCTTGATCTGATCAGCAACAAGCACATTCCACAAATTTACTTGCGGGCATCCATTGATCAGCGCAAGCAACTTCTTGCCGGGCTGATTGATTCTGATGGGCATGTGGATAAAGACCGAGGGAGAGTTAAATACACTTCAACGAATTACGCGCTGGCTTGTGGAGTTTTTGAGCTGGCATCTTCCCTGGGCGAGACGCCCTTGCAGATTTGTCGGCGCGTGTCCGGGTTTGGTGTGGAAACCACAGCCCACGAAGTGAGTTGGCAGCCATCATTCGTCTGCGCGACGTTGCCCCGCAAAAAAGAGCGCATCAGGGATCGAAAAATCTCGATTTATCGCGCTATCAAGAGCATCGAAGAAGTCCCGTCGGTCCCCACGCGCTGTATTGCCGTAGCCAGCGCCGAGAAGACTTATTTGTGTGGCCGCAGTATGGCCCCCACGCATAACACGGTCCTGCGCCGCCTCTGCAAGTTCTTGCCAAAATCCGTTGAGCTGGCAACGGCGCTCTCGCTGGATGAATTCGCCGAACAGGGCCAAAAGATGACGGTGCGCGACGTGATCAATGGCGACTGGACGCCGCCGGTCATCAGTGAGATTGAAACGCCCGAGCTAACCGTCATCCCTGATCCGCCCGCCGCAATGAACCCGGACACGGGCGAGGTTCCGGCGCCAGCGGGTTCAGCATCAGAGCCAGAGCCAGATCCGGAACCAGAGCCGCCGGCGGACCCGTGCGGCGATCTCTTGATGCTGATTGGCGAGGCGCAAACCGCCGCCGACCTGGACGCCCTGAGCCGCGACATTGGCCGGCTGCGCAACGGCGAGCGCAGCCGCTGCATCGCCGCATGGAAAGCCCGCAAGAGCGATCTATCCAAATCAGCCTAACTCGCCCGCGCCAGGGACGGCGCTTGGAGGCTCCATGAATTGCCCCACCGGAAAAATCAGCTACCCATCGCCCGCCGCCGCATGGCGGATTATCAAACGCATGGGAACGGGAATATCTCGATATACCCATACTAAGAGCGGACAGGACGCTGATGCGTATCATTGCAAAATATGCGGCGAATGGCATATCACGCACCGCCAGCGCACCATTGGCCGTCCGGCGCAGGAGGTCGCATGACTCGCCCGCCGGCCATTGGCCCGATCCTGAAGAAATTTTTGACCGGGCAAAATCGCCCCTTAACCGCCACCCAGATCGGCGACCAGATCGGCTACCCCGTGTCTGATGTTCGTAAAGCGCTGAACGCCCTGCAATTTCTGGGCGAACCGGTCAGGTACCAGCCCCCCAAAAAAATCGGCGGGGCCGGGTTATGGTCATTCGCGGCGGATGCGCATCCTCGGGTTCCACTTCCCCTGCGGCTTGATCCACTCCCCAAACACTGCCAACCCGGCATCACTCCCGAGGATCTCGCCTGGATGAAAAAATACCGCGCTTCGGCCAAGGCGCGGAGCCAACAGGCCGAGCGCCAGGCGCAGCAGGCCAATGCGATGCGGGGGCGGGTGTGAATACCCCACTGCTGACCCTGCCGGAAGCAGCGCAATACTTGGCGGTATCCACGGACACGGTGCGCCGCCTCGTAGAATCCGGCGCATTGCCGGCGGTGCGGTTGCTGCGGACAGTCAGGATTGACCCGGCGGATTTGGCCGTGCTTATCCATACTCACAAGGCGCGGCCAGCGCAGGATAAATCACCATGTCACTCTACAAACGCGGCGCTGTCTGGTGGATCCGCTTCACGACACCAGACGGGCGCGAGCTACGCGAAACTACTCAAACTGCCGACCGTCGGGCAGCCCAGGAGTACCACGATACCCGCAAGACGGAATGCTGGCGACAACTCAAACTCGGCGAAAAGCCCCGCTACACCTGGCAACAGGCCGTTGTGAGGTGGTTGGAGGAACATCCGGATCGTAAGAGCCTGCGCAGCGTCGTGACGCCATTGCGCCAGGCGGGTGCGCTGGAACTGAGTGTTAGACGATGAATAATTTGCGCGATGATATTATTGACGTTGGAAAAACGGTCAGAACAACACCTCAATATGAATCCCTCTATTGGGGGAAAAGAATGCAAGGAGAGGTTGTTAATTACGACCCCCGCAGTCGGGTAGTTACATTTTCGTGCAACGGGGGAAAAGAAATGTTAAGCGAAGATTGGCTTATGGTCGTCTAACGCAATAGGTCAGCGGGGCGCCGCTTGCGGCGCATCCGCTGCACCGACGGGTTGTGCGTCAAACGGTAACTACAACGAAAGGACTGAAAAATGAGCATGTGCATCTACCACGGCAATTGCGCCGATGGCTTTGGGGCCGCGTGGGTTGTTCGCAAGGCGCTTGGCGAGATTGATTTCCACCCCGGCAAGTATCAGGAGCCGCCGCCCGACGTGACCGGCAAGGACGTGGTGATGGTGGATTTCAGCTACAAGCGCCCGGTGCTGCTGGAAATGGCCGAGAAGGCAACCAGCATCCTAATTCTCGACCACCACAAGACGAGCGCCGAAGACTTGGTTAACCTGCCGACGAACGTGATGGCGAAGTTCAACATGAACCGCAGCGGCGCGATGCTGACGTGGGAACACTTCTTCCCCGGCGAAACGCCGCCGCCGCTCCTGCTGCACATCGAGGATCGCGACCTGTGGCGCTTCGCGCTCCAGAACACGCGCCAGATCCAAGCGAACGTCTTTTCCTTCCCCTACGACTTCCAGGTGTGGGACACGCTCATGGCAACGGCGTCGGCAGCGCTGGCTGCCGATGGCGAAGCGATCGAGCGCAAGCACTTCAAGGACATTCGGGAACTGCTCGGCGTGACGACGCGGGAAATGGTCATCGGCGGACACCGTGTGCCGGTGGCGAACCTGCCCTACACGATGAGCAGCGACGCCGGGCACGAGATGGCAAAAGGCCGCCCGTTCGCCGCCTGCTATTGGGACACGCCGGAAGGCCGAGTCTTCAGCCTGCGCTCGAACGACGAGGGCGTTGATGTTTCTGAGGTGGCAAAGCAGTACGGAGGTGGCGGACACCGCAACGCAAGCGGGTTCAAGGTGAGCTTCGCAGCAGCAGCAGCGTTCGAGATTTGACGCATAACGCCAAGGTAAGCGGCGGCGGTGCTTTTCCGCCGTCCGCTTGACCGACGTGTTAGGCACTTTTTGAGGAAAACTATGAGCGACAAAGTTTATGACGTGCGAAGCGACGAAACCACTGACGTGTGGTTGTCTCCGCCGTGGCTGATTAAGGCACTTGGAGATTTTGACCTTGACCCATCCGCGCCGAAGTGTAGGCCGTGGGACATGGCAAAGCACCACTACACGGTAGAGGATGATGGACTGGCGCAAGAGTGGAGCGGGCGGGTTTGGCTTAACCCGCCATACGGAAGCGCAACGCGAAAATGGATTAAGCGGCTGAGAGAACACGGCAACGGAATAGCTTTTATTTACACACGGACAGAAACAGAAATGTTTTTCGATGACGTGTGGAGCGCGGCGGACGCGGTGTTTTTCTTCAAGGGGCGGGTTGCGTGCCATAGGCCGGACGGAACGAAGAACAGCAGCCCGGCAAGCGCAAGCTGCTTGATTGCCTACGGAGCGGAAAACGTGAAGGCGATACAGGACGCACGGCTTGACGGGCAGCTAGTAATACGCGCATGGGCGATGGTGCCTAACGTGGAGTTCAGCGGAGAGGGCAAGCGCAGCTTGACCGATTCCGCTGGAACGTAGGGTTAGAACTCATGGCGAT